TGCAGGTCGCAAGGTATGTCCGACCCCCACCATCATAACGTTTGGGGATCAATGATGGTGTCTTTAAAAAAGTTAGGGTGGGTTCAAAAAGTTGGCCTGGTGCGCCCAACAACAAGACACACGCATATTAACGAGGTGTGTCAGTGGGAAAGTCAATTATTTAAGGGCGAAAAAGCATGAACTGTTGGCATTGTAAAACAGAACTAATTTGGGGCGGAGATCACGACGTAGAGGATAGCGAGGATTTTGTTATGGAAACCAACCTGTCCTGCCCAAACTGTAATAGCGTGGTCTACGTGCTACTAGCCAAAGACCCAGAGGATTCTGGGGAAGTTTCCCCAGAGGGGAGAATGTACGAATGAAACGTGAAGATATCTTAAAAAAAAGTGCAGAGTTAATATCAGGCCCCCGTGCCGAGGATTACGGTGACGCGCTTGAAAACTTCAGCCGAATTGCAGAGGGCTGGAACATCATTGTAGAGAAGGCCGTCGAAACCCACGGTAGCCTTACACCGCAGCACGTTGCCCTAATGATGGATTGGCTCAAGACAGCGCGTCTTTTAAACACACTGGACCATGAGGATTCATGGATTGATAAATGTGGGTATGTTGCCATTGGCGGCTCCTTCTCAGAAAAGACTACATACTTAGAACAAAAGGTAGCTGAGATTAAAAAATGCAAATAGAATTAGGCAGTGCCACCGTTACATCAGAATGGGTTCCGCCCGCAGAACTACCCGACCTCTCACAAGCCAAAACTATCGCCATCGATGTCGAAACGCGGGACCCGAACCTAAAGAAGATGGGCCCCGGATGGGCGCGAGGCGACGGAGAAGTCGTGGGCTACGCTGTGGCGACAGCCGATTGGGCCGGATACATTCCTATCAGACACCAAGGCGGCGGAAACCTAGACGAAAAAGTAGTCAACAGATGGCTTAAAAAGGTGTTTGATTGCCCCGCTGATAAAATCATGCACAACGCTCAGTACGACGTTGGCTGGATTAAACGCATGGGCTTCGACATGAAGGGTCGTATCATTGACACAATGGTAGCGGCAAGCCTGTTGGACGAAAACAGGCGAAGCTACGGTCTTAACGCACTTTGCTACGAACTGTTAGGCATAGCCAAGTCAGAAAAACTACTGCACCAAGCCGCCGCGGACTTTGGTATCGACGCCAAGGCCGAGATGTGGAAAATGCCCGCAATGTTTGTCGGGCCATACGCGCAGAACGATGCCGAAATCACACTCAAGCTTTGGAACTTCCTTAAAGTTAAAATCGAACAGGAAAACCTACAGCAGGTTTGTGATCTTGAATTGGACCTACTGCCCTGCCTTATAGACATGACATGGCGCGGTATTCGCGTAGATATGGACAAGGCCGAAATAACGCGGAACGCGATCCTCAAGCGAGAGAAAGCCGTCGTAAAAGAAATCAAGCGGATAGCAGGCTGTGACGTGGAAATCTGGGCGGCGGCATCAATAGCCAAAGCCTTTGATAAACTAAACATAAGCTATCCAACCACAGAAAAAGGCGCACCGTCGTTCCGCAAACAGTTTCTGTCAGACCATCCCGATAAGTTACCTAAACTTATTGTAGAAGCCCGCAACCTAAACAAAACCTCCGGCACGTTCATTAACAACATCCTGACGTTCTGTAATTCCGACGGACGCATCCATAGCCACATAAATCAAATCCGCTCCGATGATGGCGGTACGGTTTCTGGACGCTTCTCCATGAACAATCCCAACCTACAACAAATCCCGGCCCGCGACCCAGAGATTGGCCCAATGATCCGGTCGTTGTTTCTACCAGAAGAAGGCGAACAATGGGCGGCTATCGACTACTCCCAACAAGAACCGCGCATCTTGGTTCACTATGCCAGCCGCTATAGCGAAACCCGCGGATTACAACTCGGCGGTGTTCAAGAATTTGTAGATAGCTATAACCACGATCCGCGGACCGACTTCCATTCGATGGTGGCAGAAATGGCGGGCATCCCGCGCAAACAAGCGAATGGAAGTCGGTCTATCTGAACAAAGACGGAAGCAGAGGCATCATTAGCTCGTTGCTGGGCCGCAAAAGCCGTTTTGAACTGTGGGAGCCCGATAAGTTTGGAATGCACCAAGCCCTGTCATACACAGAGGCCCGCGAGGAATACGGTCCGTACACACGGCTAACCAGAGCCTACACTTACAAGGCACTGAACAGACTTATCCAAGCGTCCGCCGCGGACATGACAAAGAAAGCTATGGTTGATTTATACAAGGCGGGCTATTTGCCCATGCTGCAAATCCACGATGAACTAGCCATGTCAGTTAAATCGCTGGAAGAGGCAAAAACAGTTGCGCGTATTATGGAGAATGCTGTACCATTACACGTACCAAGCCTTTGCGACGTTGAAATTGGACCAAGCTGGGGCGAGGCATGTTGATGACACCTCTTTCTGTAACTGCCCCCCACTGGCTAGGATTCGCACTGCGACGTGGGGGGTTTTTTTACGAGGACAAGATGACGGACAAAAAATACGAAATAAAATACGCTATTAGTAGCCCCGAAAGAACAGGTAGTGGGCGTCCTACTTCAAACAAAGGTAGTTCAAAAAACTTTAGCGTTAGTGCTTCGAACGTAACAGAGGCTAAACAAAAATTACGGAACTCTAATAACTTTAAAACCGCTATGGAAAGAGTCGAGCGAAAGTCGAGCTTCCAAGAGGAAAGACGGCCACGAGTAACGTTCCACCAGATTACAGAACAAAGTAAAAGCGGTGGGAAGACTAAAGTCGTTCAGGAATCAGCCTTTCAAAAAAGAGTTAACCGTGGCGGTGGCGGACGTGCCGCAGCCGCTGTGGATTCTGGCCGTGGCGGCGTTACAAAAACATTGCAAGCTAAAAAAATAATTCCAAAAACTTAAAAAGCTTTTTATTGCGCCCACACTGGAACTCTTATATAATCCCAGAAAATCTTACAAAGGCGCATGTCATGGATACTACCAGATGGAAAAGTGTACTCGTCCCCATCGAAGTTTACACAGAACTAAAGAAGTTGTCGGCTGTTGAAGGCCGCACAATCAGTGGACAACTGAGAAGCATGTACGATCACTATGCCAATCTAAAATCAACCAAGACAAAGCTGAAGAAAGCTGCCGAGAGCGCTTGACGTAAGCGACTATATGGGATAACCATACCTAATCATCCTTGATGATATGTTTGTTCTCCAAATAAACATGAACCTCAGATCGTTACGGGCGGTCTGGGGTTTTTTATTGACTACATCCCATATGTTCTTATATACTCCCGTACATACGGAGCAGAAGGAGAACAAGAATTGATACCCCTTTCAGTAAAAGGCCCCGAAAGACGGGCGCAACGAACGTGGACGGTGGAAGAAACCGTCAAACTTATAACGCTTAGGCAAGACGGGTTTTCTGACCACGACATTGCAGAACACCTTCAGCGGTCTGTTAAATCAGTCCGGCAAAGACGCTACAACATTCACAACAATGGAGAATCAAACATGAAGAAACTTTCCAACGAAAAAATGGGTTGGTCCGGCAAGGACATACAAACCGTCTTGGACTTACACAATCAAGGCGTTTCTGACCACGACATAGGCGAGAAGCTGGGCCGTTCAACAAAAGCCGTACAAATTAAACGCGGTAACATTACACGCGCAGCGCGGCCAAAAACAACCTCTCGCGAAACCCTCGCCAAAGAACTAGAGCCCGGTCTTAACGCACTGTTTGGTACAGAATATGACTTTGACCCAGTTCTGCCCAAACTAAAAGTCACTAGCATCCGCGACGAAGAACCGCCCCAGCCCCGCAAAAAAGTAGAACCGTTGAGCCCCAAGAAACTAGCCCTTAGTCTGACGCCAACACCAACGCCGCCAAAGAACTACTTCGAAATACAGATACCAAAAACAGCCGTGTACGGCGCTGTAATAGCCGTCGTAGCACTCCTAGCGTGGGCCGCGGGCCACTATGGCTGATTGCCCCGAATGCAACAGCACTGGCGAACAAGAAATAGACGTTCCTGTTCGCCAATCAACCACTAACCCATATGGATATATTGATACCAAAACCGTCCCGTGCGAATATTGTAACGGTACGGGCAAGGTAGATAACGATGACTAAATGGGGGGAAATAAACATGATTAACCGTGAAGAATACCAACGGGTTTGCGATGAAAATCTACGGTTGCGGAATTTAGTAAAAGCAAAGTCGCCGTTGGCACTAAAACGTTTGTTAGAAAATTACTTGGGAGAGTTACGTGACACCACTAGAACAAATGAAAGCAACAGCAAAAATTGAAAACGCGGAAATGATCCGAAATAATAATGGACGGTCATCAAACTTTGGTGTGAAAATACCCAACCAAAACGGCGGAAGACCCCGACTTAGCGATATAAAACGTTCCAAAGGCGCGCAAGAGTTACTACACTTATC